ATGGTTTTCCAACGGACATGAAAACACCAGATATGGATACCTTCCGTATTAAAAGAGATGATACATTAGGTAATGATACCCGCAAACTCCGTATCCTGTCTTACGAAGAGTACTTAGAAAAATTTATTGATCAGGAATACAATACAGGTACAGGACAACGTGGTGTTCCTGAGTATGTGTTTAGAGCACCGAGTAACGAATACGGACTTGTTCCTGCACCAGATAAAGCATATACACTCGTCTATGAATATTTCAGATTCCCTGTTGACTTAGAAAATGCAACAGATGTTCCGAATATTCCAGAGCGGTTCCGCTACATTATTGTCGATGGTGCAATGTACTATGCTTACTTGTTCCGTAGTAACTCGCAAGATGCTGTGTTGATGAAAGATAAATTGGATGAAGGTGTCAAGAATATGAGAACTATTCTCATTAACCGGACTGAATACCTTCGTTCCACTGCGATCAATCGAACTCGTGCTTCGGATGCGTATATAGGTAGACTATAAATGGCTCAAGACCAGTGGGGCACTTATCAGTTTGAATTCGGTGGTGGGTTACTGACTAACCTTTCGCCATTGCAGTTGGGTAGTCGTTTTCCCGGATCTGCAAGAACATTGCGTAATTTTGAGCCATCTGTAGAAGGTGGCTATCGTCGCATTGAAGGTTTCAGTAAATACGATACAGATCACGTACCTCCTTACGGTGACCCACGGGTACAGGGTAGTAGTCAGACAGGTACAACTTTAGACGTTGCTAATTTATTCACTGAGCCACAGGATGCTGATACTTTTATCCTGACTCATGCGACTGCAGATGTGGATGGAATTACGACAGATCCTGAAACAGGTGAGCAAATAGCATCTACATCGCTTGTTGTTGATAATATTTCAGGAACTATCTCTGCAGGTATGATTGTAGAAGGTTCGGGTATTGCATCTGGAGTGACTGTTTCTGCATTTGATGCTGGAACCAGTACCATTACTTTATCGACAGAGTTAGCTCTTGCAGATAACTTAGAACTTACATTTAAATACGAATACACTATTGGCACAGGCGGTGTCACGTACAGTTCAGCCAATAAATCTGCAACACTGACACTTACAGAAGCATTAAAAAGTTCGCCAGATGATCAGTCATTAGTTGAGTTTGGTAATACTGAAGATGCTATCGAAGGTGTTGCCTACTTCAGATCAAGAGCAATTGCCTACCGTAACTCTGATCTGTTTGAATCAAGTGGATCTGGGTGGACTAAGATTAATGTCCCCGACTACGGTACTGTTCTTGTTGATGGCGGTAGCCAAACAGGGACATCTTTAGATGTTGACGGTATTGACACGACACCACAAGTTGGTGACACATTTACTGTTGCTGGTATTGAAAAAGTTTACACGATTACTGCCGCAGTGACTGTGACATCGGGTGCGGCGACACTGACGATCAATCCGAGCCTAGCGTCCAGTCCTGCAGATGATGCTGTGATTACCTTTTTATCAACGGGTAGACCAAGATCAGCAGGTAAGAAACATCGGTTTGTTCAATACCGATTTGCGAATACAGATCGTCTTTTGTTTGTTGATGGAACAAACGCTCCTGCGTATTACGATGGTAATACCTTTGTATCGATGGACGATGCTCCATCAGCAGTGATTGGTGCAGACCATGTCGCAATGTTTAAGAACCATGCATTCTACGGAAAAGACAATCAACTGACGTTCAGTTCTCCATATGATGAAGACGGTTTCAATGCGGCCAACGGTGCTGGTGACATTGACGTAGGCTCTGCAATTACTGGGCTTGTTGTTTTCAGAGAACAGTTAATTATCTTCTGTGAACAGCGCATCATGCGGCTAGCTGGTAATACGATTGCAGATTTTCAGTTGCAATCAATTACTGATGACATCGGATGTATCGAAACAGATACGATCCAAGAAGTTGGTGGAGATATTATCTTCCTTGCCCCAGATGGATTGAGAATGATATCTGGTACTGAACGAATTGGTGACTTCGGATTAGCTGTTATATCGAAAGTCATTCAGTCTGAGTTTGATAATTTTATTACTAAGTCTACGTCATACTCTTCAATTGTTGTTCGTGAAAAATCACAATACCGATTGTTTGGATACAATGACAATATTACTGAAGAATCTTCTGTCGGTATCTTAGGTACTCAGTTCTCAGGCCAAGGCGGTGAGAACATGGCATGGGCAGAACTTCGTGGTATTCGTGCTTATGTTACATACTCTGTCTACACGAGTACAACAGAAACAATTCTGTTTGCGAATGTTGATGGATATGTTTATCAAATGGAGAGCGGAAACAGTTTTGACGGTGAAGATATTATTGCAACATTTTCAACACCGTTTGTTTCAATCAATGATGATCCAAGACTCCGTAAAACATTTTATAAATTATTTTTATATGCTGATCCACAGGGATCAGTCACAACAAATGTCAGTTTAAAATATGACTTTGATACTGAAGGTACAATCCAACCGACACCGATTGAATTAAGTAACGCAACAGGTGCAGTTGGTTTTTACGGCGATGCAGTATATGGGTCAACAACATATGGAACGAAGTTGAAGAAATTATTTGGAACGCAGGTAATCGGCAGTGGATTCACAGTGTCCCTGCAATTTATTTCTGAGGGGACTGATCCTCCATTCTCTTTAGATGCAACAACCTTAGAATACGCAGTACACGGGAGACGATAAACTATGGCTGGGTACACTCGTAACGACACCGCCAATAACATTGCAGATGGGAACATCATCAATGCTTCGGATTTAGACGGAGAGTTTGATGCGGTCCAATCGGCCTTTAATGCCTCAACAGGTCACACACACGATGGCACAACAGGTGAAGGCGCACCGATTGAGAAAGTTGGTCCAGTACAAGACTTAGTCATCACTGCCAGTGAAGTTAAGCCTAAGACAACTAATACGTTAGACTTAGGTACAAGCTTACTTCAGTATAAAGATTTGTACATTGAAGGTAGTGCGTATATCGATGGCTTAGGTGAATCCATGCTCGTGGATGGATCATCTTCAATTCAGTTCCGTGATTCTGCACTTGCAATTAATTCTTCTACTGATGGTCAGTTAGACATTGATGCCGATATTGAAATCGAGATCACTGTCTCCGATGCGGCTGGTATTGTCGATATTAATTCCGATTCCGTCAATATCTCCAATGATCTCAATCTCGACAGTGATGGAGCCATTTTGTCTCTCGGGGCAGATGGGGAAGTTACCCTCACGCACGTACACAACACAGGTCTTGATTTAAAAAATGCTTCTGGGTTTGATCTAAATCTACAGACATCTGACACGACGATTGAGTCTGGTAATTTGATCGGTAAGATTACATTTAATGCCCCAGATGAAGCAGGTGGTTCCGATGCTATTCTCGTCGGTGCATCTATTGAGGCATTGGCTGAAGCTACATTTGATAGTACCACTAACTCGACTGCCATTGTATTTAAAACAAATACGAGCGGTGCCGCCACAGAGCGTATGCGGATTACGAGTGCAGGTGATTTGCACTTTTTAGATAATCGTAAAGCCATCTTTGGTGCGGGGTCGGATTTACAGATTTATCATGATGGTAGCAAGTCTATTATTCATGATAATGGAGCAGGTCAACTTCTTGTAAGGACTAACCAGTTCAATGTAAATAACGCAGGGAATACTGAAAAACTAATAGAAGCAATAGAAAATGCACAGGTCGATCTTTACTACAATAATGATCTGAAACTTTCCACAACCAACACAGGCATCGACGTAGACGGCACAGTCACGGCTGATGGGTTGACTGTTGACACCGATACTTTATACGTTGATGCGGTGAATAATCGGGTCGGTGTGGGAACTGATAGTCCTTCAACAGAACTACATGTAGCATCTACATTCCCGATTTTTCGTTTAGAAGATACCGACAGCGGTGGGTATTATAGTCAAATAAGTCAGGGTGGAAATGCTCTGCAAATTGAAGCAGATTCAAATAATGTTGGCGGTGGTAGTCTACGACTCAAGTATGGCGGTACAGAAGCCATGCGTATCGACTCCTCTGGAAATTTCATCTTCAATGAAGACGGCAATGATTCCGACTTCCGTGTCGAGTCGAATGATGTAACGAGTGCTTTATATGTTGACGGGGCAGATAACTACATCGCCATTCACGGGAAGAACGCTACTCTATCCCAGTTGTATTTAAAGAACTTTGAGTATGGTTCAGCAGATGGTTCCTCAGAAGAATGTAAATTAGAATTTGGTTGGGCAAACCACAGCGGAGCCGCTATCGCCGCATACAAAGCGGCAACAAACCGCACTGGATTAAAATTTTACAGTGAGTTTGGGTATAACACAGAAGCATTGATGGCGACGTGGGAAAGGGCCAATGGGATTAACTTTAATCCTGACCAGAACGATCAAAACTTTAAAATCTTATCAGTAAACAACGCCAATATGCTGTTTGTTGATGCGGGGAATGATCAGGTTAATATCGGAACAAGCACAGCAAATACTTCAGCAAGTTCTGAGTTAAATGTCGGTGGCGTTAGTGAACCAAGAATCTCCCTGACTAGTACAGGAAGTGGAACTCCTTATGGGCTTATAGAGGTAAATACCGCAGGATCAATGGGCATATCAGCAGATCCGGGGACTTCTGGGCCAACAACAACCAACATTGCTTTCAATGTTGACACTGTTGAAACAGCGAGGTTTTATTCAACTCAAGCAGTTTTCAATGAAGGTGGCAGTGCTGATGTG